ACCACAACGGCAGAACAAAAGTTAATAGAATTACTTATAGAATTAAAAGGAAAAATAGGACAAATAGACGAATTAGTAGGTGAAGAATAATGGGAATATTAGGAACAAGTAATGGTGCATTGGCATCACAAATGAATCAAAATAACACTGATAACTTTAAGGCAATGAATAATCTTTTAACCTTACAAGATAATCATGTAGAAGAGTTTTTACTTTATCATGGTGAAGCGTTCTTTTCAGCGTATGAAAAATTATTAGAAGATGTTATTGAAAGGGTTATGAGTAAGATGTTAACTAAGTTACACTTCAAATTAGAAGCAACTCAAGGAGATATTAAGTTAGAGAAAATGTGTCTTGCTGAATACGAAAGAATAACAGAAGAAAATATTCAATTAGATATACAACAAATATTAGGAGCATCTATAAATCAAGAAGTTGTTTATCAAAGACAAATGGCTAAGAGTCAATACTTAGAAGCACAGGGATTTGGTGATGGTGGTTCTGTAGCAGGTCAAGGAATGCCCGCTAATCAAGGAATGGTGAATAATCAAGTTCCTAATAATATTGCGGGTCAACCTATGACTGGAGGAATGAATCAAAATATGGCTACTGGTCAAGCGGCAATGACAAACCAATCAGGTTATCCAGTTCCACCAGCGGGTTATGATAACTATAACAATCCATATTGGATAGACCCACAAACAGGTCAAGCAAGTTATACTCCTCCAAGTGCAGGTTTAGGTTTAGGAAAGATGATACAAAAAGGTGCGGCATGGGCTAAATGGCTTGCTTAAGGGTGAGTTAGATGGCTGAAGAAATGCGATTTTATCTTCCCATAGTAGGCAAAACCGATGTTAGATTAAAAAATATAGACGATTATAATGTTAAAAAACTTGTATTAGATTATATTTTTATATATTATGAAAAGGATAGGATGGGATTAGAAAACTTAGATGAACTTTTAGAAGAACAAGATGAAGAGTTCGAAAAGAGAAATAAAGAATATACTCAAGAAAATATAAACACTTTATATAATTCCTTTAGTGAGGCTTTAGAGTCCGTTAAAGATATGGATTTGAGAAAATTAATTTTAGAAGATTATGCAGAGTATAGAATCAAATTACCTAAAGATATTATTAATTGGGTTAAAACTTTTGATGGTGATGTAGAAGATGTTGAAACCATGCCTATAAGTGATTTATATTCTGAAGAAAAAACTGCTCCTTTAACGGGTGTTAGAACTGCTAGACAAAGACAAAAAATGGATGAATTATCAAGAGGTATTCCTGACGATATAATTTTACAAAGAATACAAGAGGGACAATTATCAAAAATAAAAACAGATGGAGGTAAAATAGGATATGAAATTCAAGTGCCTTCTTTTCCTCCAGAAAGTCCACTCTCTAATCAACAATTATTAAGAGAATCTGGTGTCAATTTTAGGATTGAACAGACACAACAAAAAACAGAAAGAGGTACACCTAAAAAATATAGTTGGCCTTTACCCTCTAATGAGTTAAAAAGAATATTAAAAGAAACTAAAGAAGATAAAGAACTATTTTATTTAGACTTGGCTATATCTTTAAAAGAAAACTTCCCTGTTAATTTATTATCTATGGATGATAAATATAGAAAAATTGAACAGGTTAATGAAATAAATATTTATATGGAATTTGATGAAAAAAAATTAGATAAAGTATTTGAAGGGGTTAAAGAAACACCTAAATTATTAGAAGATTTAAAAGATATGATAGTACCTGTAATTATAGAAATAGATTATGTAACTACTGCTATTTTAGATTTAGAATTGGGTGGTAAAAGATTAAAGGGTAAAGAAAGGATATTAGAAATAAAAGATAAAATAGAAGATTTAAAAGAAAATTTAGATGATGCAAAGATAGAAGAAGAAGATAAACAAAAGATTCAAGAGAAAATAACAACATTAGAAGAAAATTTAGAAGAAGCAGAAAGAGAAAAGGAAAGCGAAAAAGAATCAGAAGAAGCAAGAACTCAAAGTGAAGGAACAGAGGAAGAAGAGGCTGTCGAAGGGTTTGAAGAAGAACCTAAAAAAGTTACAGCGACTGGACAAAAAGTTATACCACAATTAGATAAATATTTTAGAAAATTAAAGAGTAGAATCAATAGATTAGATAGAGTAATTGGCGCAATAAAAAGCCAAGATACAATAGAGGTTTAATTATGACTTATAAATCACCATCTGATACTACCACTATAAATCCTGATTATTCGGCAGGTAGAGGATATTATACTACTGCTGATAAAGTTGCAGAACTTTTACAGATACCACCTTTTAGTGCTAATACTACACCAATGCATTCAGAAGTTGGTGAATTTATTAAAAGAGTAGAAGATATGGTTGATGGTAAAACTAAAACTTCTTGGAGAAAAATATTATACGAAAAAGAATATCATAATTTTACTGTAGGTGTAGGGCATTACCCTGCTGGAAGATGGAGAGATTACTTAGGGTTTGTTCAATTAGATAGACATAGTATATCTAAGATGATTCGTTTAGATATATGGGAAGGAAGTAGATGGACTAACATTTGTGGGGCTGAAGCATCAGTAACGATGGACGATTATACTTCTATGATTAGTGGTACAACTACAATTAATCTTCGATTACCTAATAGCGGATTAGTATTTAATTTACTGGCAGGGACTACAACTTCAAGATTCGATACAACATACGGGAATAAAACGGCGGCAATGGAACTTGTTTCATTAATCAATGAAAGATTCCCCGACAAAACTGCTTCATTAACAGGAGCAACTGCGGCAAAGGGACAGACAGATTCTACTGGTGCTAAACAAGTTTCGGACTTTTTTTATGCATGTATAGATTCTGAAAATTCAAATAAAGTATTAATTTCATCTTTATTACCTAGTGATGATGGTGCTAATTGTACAATTTATCTTAATGGTAATGCGGCTACAACTTCAGTGCAAGGAATAACAGTTGGTGGTTTTACTGATAAACAGGACTCAGGAAGAATGAATGAGTGGTGGTCAATTGGTAGAGAAGGAAGAATTTTCTTTAGAGATAAGTTTCCATATATTCATTTAAATTCTGTAAGAGCAACTTATTATGCGGGCGATGGAAACATTCCAGCGACAATTACAGATGCGGCTACAAAGTTAGTTGCTTGTGAAATTCTACGTTCTGATGATGCTACAGTTCTAATAACCGAATCTGGAAATCAAATATCTGTTAAAGAGAAATATGATATTCTAAGAAAAGAAGCAATGGAAATATTAGATGGTAAGAAGGAAGGGGTGTTCTTAATTGAGTGATGTAATAAGAATAATCAAAAGAGTAGAACAAATGTATAGAGAAAGAAATAAACTTTTTGAGGCTACTGGACTTGGTGATTATACTTACTCTGATGCAGAAATTGAAAAGTTTGTAGCAGAAGCAGTTGAGAAAGACATTAGTAAAAGATTAAATAAAGCAGTTAAGGATAGTGGCTTATAATGGATGAAGTAACTTACTTAGTTGAACTCTTAAGAGATAACTGGCCTAGTGCTAGTGTTATGAATTCTACTTTAGGAATACCATCTGCTCATAGAGTTAAACCTACAATATTGGATATTCGTAATTTATCCTCTGGTGGAGCAACAGATGGAACAAGTGGTAAGGTTAGTAGAGGTCAGGCTAGACAATATAGTTTGTTAAATCAGACTAGCCCTGCTATTGGTGCGGCAACTTCTTCGGACTTAATTGTAGTATTTGAAGATGGACAAGATATAGAATATCCTACTATTTCTTGGGATGTTCGTAATGAAACTTTTAACTTAACTTGTCATATTAGAACTGTAAGTGGTGGAGATACTAGAGCCGCAGATAACATGTATGCACACAAAAGGTTGGAATCACTTTATAAATCGCTTCGTCACACGCTTGAATCACAGAGGAAAGGCGCAACCGTTACGATTGGCAGTGAATCATTAAAAATGCATCAAATACATTTAGGAGGAAGAACAGAATCCAATAACAAAGCAAAAAGGTTATTCGGGTATAAAGTCAATGTAACAATGAAACGATTCGCCATCTCAATATAGTAAGTAAGTAAGTAAGTAAGGTGAAAAAATTATGGGAGTATCAAACAGTGAAATATTTTTAGGCAGTGGAGCGCATTTAGCATTCGTTCCAGAAGTAGACTTTTTCTTTAGAGCGCAAGGAACAAGTACTACACAAATACAAATTGAAACATCTTTAGCAGTTCAATTTCAATTAGTAAAAGATATGTATGTCGGTTGTACTATAGATTGGTATGATAATGGGACTTATACTTCTTCACATTTAGTAACTGCTAATGACCATGATACTTTTACAATTACACCTGCTACTGGTGCGGCTGTTGTAGCGGCAGATGATGAATTTGTTTTAAGAGGATATGGCGCACCTTGCCCTGCTCCTGATTCAGATGATGATGGAACAGGTAAAACTAGACTTTTGGCTGATAACTGGTTAGGTTTAGTTGAATCCGCTACATTTCCTAATATAGAAGTTGAAATGAAACAAATGAATCTTCAAATGGGAGGAACTAGAAATTATAGTTATCAGTATAAAGGAATGCAAACAGCAAGTGGAGGTAGTCTTAATTTTATTTGCCATCAACCAACTTGGTTGTATTATGCATTAGGATTATGTGCTGAATTAACACCTGCTACAACTTCTTCAAGTGAACATCCTACTAATTACCATACAGGAACTAATGCTCATGATTTATATTTTCATGGAACTAGTGCTAGTTCTCATATCGACAAAGGGCCATTTATTCATAGAGTAAATGCGGTTGGTTCAGATGGAAATAATAGTTCAGTTCACATCGTTCCCCCTATTAATGAATTAATAGAATCAGCGCCACAAACAAATTTTGATAGTATTACTTATCCAATTGCGGCAACAGGGGCATTTATTACTTACAAATTTACAGAATCTAATACTGCTCATTTGCCTTCATTTGCTCTTGAACAGTCCTTAAGTAAATTAGCAACTAACGCATGGCAAGCAGAAGAAGCGGCAGATGCAGAAGATTTAAACTTTGTAAGGGTCGCTAGAGGTAATAGAGTTAATACTTTAACAATGTCCGCTAATGAGAATGAAGAATTAAAAATGACTTTAGATTTAAACACTAGAGCAGTTACAGATATTCCACAAGATTTGGCTTCTCCAAGTACAGGTTACGAAGCGAGGGGTGGACAATATACTGATACAAGTTTATTTAATTACACTACAGAGGCTACACATCTTGAACCATTCTTTTTCTCCGATGGTACAATTAGTGTTTATGGGCAACAATTCTTAAAGATAACTAATTTTACTTTAACTATTAACAATAACTTACAAGATAAAAGATTTGTAGGTGTTAATAGAAATGTTAAAGATGCTATACCTGCCCAAAGAACTTATGAAATATCATTTACCGCTTTAGTTACTGATGATAAACTATTTACTGAATTACTAAACACAGATGAAAATAATGATACAGGCCAATCAATTGATTTAGTATTCACAAAAGATAGTGGTGAATCACTTACAATGGCGTTTGATGATTATTTTACAACTGCTAATACTTGGACTATTCCAGATGATAAAGGGCCAGTAACCGTAGAAGCAACTTTAATGCCTAGAACTTTAACTAATTGTACTGCTGTAACTCATTGGGTTTTACAGGGGTGATTTAAATGGCTTCTTATGATGATTTATATAAAGCGGGTCTTGCTGATAGGAAGGCTAAAGAATTAAAAAAGGCTGAAGCCGCTAAGAAGCGTAAAAAGAAAAAGGAGGTAGTAAAGGAAGAAACTCCAGAAACTACTGAATAATATCATATTCCACCAACACCGTTTGTTTGTATGTTGGTAAAAAAAGAAGGTGGATAAAATGTTAAACGAAAAAAAAATTGTTAGTGATAAAAGTTTGCTGTTTGCAGCAAAAGAACCGAAATTACACTATCTCAAGATAAGTGAGAATAGTGATGAATACCTGAAAATATGGATTAAAGAACCAACTTGGCTACAAGTAGAACAAGGAATGGCTTCTGTAATGAATATTAATCCTAAAACTCAGGAAATGGATATAGATTTAAATAATTTATACCATTATATGATTGATAACTTTGTAGAAAAGACAGAGCCACATTTAGGTAAAACTGATTTGATTAGGCTAAGTCCCTATTTAGGAAGTCAATTAAAAGATATACTTCCTAATCCCCTTCAAGATGCTATGGGGGATGATACAAAAAACGACAAGTCAGAGACGCAATAAGAGGGCGTAAAGCCCCTATGGAGATTGTTTCTCTGATAACCGTTTATAGTCTTTCTAAGGCTTTAGCGATAAGTCCATTAGAGGTTTATCAGATGCCAGCACGTTTAGTAAGAGATATGTTAATGGTTCATGGTGAAGTGGAACAGTATAAAGCGGAAGAAATGGAGAAAGAAGCAAAGAAAAGGCAGGGGTAATTAAATGAGTGATACAAAGAAATTAACAACAGAGTTATATTCTTTAGCGGAAGCCGTAGAAATTGCTAATCAAGCCGCAGAGAGTTATGGTAAGACAATCGGTAAAGCGGCAAATGATAGTAAATTATGGACAGCCGCTAGTAGGTTATTATCGGGTACAGGTCTTTGGAAATTACAAAATTATCTTAGAGGCGCAGTTCAACTTGTTACATTTTATAACGATGCTCAAGCAAAGGCAATAGAAAAATCAAATGAAGCCATGATTGCTACTAGTAAAATGAATGATAAATATAAGGAACTAGGGGAAGTTATTAGTAAGTTAAAAATTAAATCTAATTTTGATGAACTCGTTAAAACTAATTTAGAGTTAAAAGTCACATATGAAGGGTTAAGGAATGCTGGATTAAGTGCGACAAAAGCACAAAAAGAAGCCACTAAACAAGTTATAGGTTTATATTCTAATCAGTATAAAAAAATAGGTAAAATGGTAGATAAACATAGAAGCAAAACTAGAAAGGCTTTGAAGTTAGATACTGCGGAAACTAAATTGGCTGAAACACAAAAATTAAAAGCAAGACTTATATCAAGAGAAAAACAAATTAAAGAGTTTGAAGCAAGAAGGGACCAATTAGAAGGCGTTGAAGGGCAGGGACAAATTGTAACTACATTAAACAGAAGAATAGGTGCTTTGAAAGGACATCAAAAAAGAGGAAAAGAAAAGTTTGGTGGTGAAGCAACTATAGGAAGGGCTTTTGGTAAAGAAATGACAAATATGGTTGAGGGATTTAAGAACTTTCGAAAACAATATTTTACTAGAGAAAAAATGAAAGAACGTTTTGCAAGATTAAATGCAATACGAGGACTTACTTTTGTTAAGTTAGGCGCTAAAGTAGGAAAGGTAATGGGATTAGCGCTTAAGTTTTCTTTATATTTCATATTATTTATCATGGGAGCATTTATTGTTTTCTCTATTATTAGAAAAATAATGGAAAACGCACAAGCAATGCAGGTAGTAATTGATACTATACAGGGAGTAATAGAATCAGTAATGCTTATCTTATCAGGAGTCTTTGATTTATTTGGTGCTTTCTTTGGTAGTGGAACATTTGGGGAAAGAATTACTTTATTAATAACGGGAATAGCAAAAATATTTGGCGGACTAATAGGTATTTTATTAGAAGTTGCTAAGTTTGCCGTTAATATGACTATGGGATTATTATTTGGTTTACTTAAATTAGTGTTTTGGGATTTGACTCTTAAACATTTATTTGATTTAGGTGTAGCAATAGGCAACAAGATAAAAGATTTTTTTACGGGTTTACCAGCAAAGGTTCAGAAACATCCATTAGTTAAATTAGTAACAAAGGTATTAACATTTTTAGGTAATCAGGTAGCAAAAATAGTAAACTTTGTTCGAGATTTTAAATTACCCTTCATGGCAAATGGCGGAGTATCATCAGGTGGTTTAACAGTTGTAGGGGAAAGAGGACCAGAATTAGTTAATTTACCTAAAGGGGCAAGGGTTCATTCAAACGCTGAAAGTAGAAAAATGACAGGTGGTAATACTATTAATGTAAATGTAAGTGGTAGAGTTGGGTCATCAGATTCAGAGTTAAGGGATATAGCAAAGAAAATAGGACGAATGGTTAATACGGAAATAAATAGAACTACTTCCTCGTCTACTAATGTGAGGTATTAAGATGGCTACGTTTTCTTCTACTGATTTAGATTCTCATTATGTTTATCTTGACTTAAGTTCAAGGAGTCCTATTGCTGATAGTGCAGGTGATTCTATGAAAAAGTTCCAAACAAATAGAATAGCACTTAAATGTGATAATGTTTCTATTTCTACATCTAAAAACATAATGGCTTTTCCTACTCCAGCAATAGGTATTGCTACTGGTGAATCGGTTTCACTTGGTTTAGATTTAGGTATGTCTACAAAGTCAGTTTCTCTTAGTGGTATTATAACTGAACAAACAATCCATAAACAATTTAACGCTGGTGATTTACCCGAAAGTGAAGTAGACCCAACTGATTCTACAAACACATATACGGATGCAGATGGAGCCCATGTTAGTGTAAACATGACGGCGCAAGAAATCGCTCAATTAATACATTCATATGTAGATTCATCTTTTATGCAATCACAACAGAACTTAAACCGTTTAATTATTTTAATCCCTTCAAGAGTTGGTCCTAAATTTTTATATCACGATGAAGATGCTGGAGAAAATATAATAACTAATGTAGGCACTGGTTTAACGTCAGAGAACTGCCCTTTGATTCCTTTTACTTATGCTGTAAGAGATAAAGGTGGAAGTGAATTAGATGCCTCTTCGAGTGTTCCTAAAAGTAAATTCCCTAAACCTATAGTTACAGATACTAATACTATACAAGGGCTAGATGGTTTTGTTCGTTCATTTGACACTACTTTTGTCGGGGGCTCTCCTTTTATTGAATTTAATTTATCATTTGAAATAGCCTTTGCAAGTATGTGATATTATGAGTTATAGGATTTATAGTGGGGATAAAAAGTCATTAGTGTTTCCTATTATGGGTGACGGTTATGTTCACTTAGATTATAGTAAACATATACCAACAGATTCAGACGACCCTTATGGTTTATGGGGTCATAAAAGTTCTTTTACGATTGAGGGTATTATAACTCCTTATGATGTAAATGGTTTTGGTTGGTCTATAGGTAAAGACTATACTACTGCTGGAGGAGTTCCTAATGTAAGCACAAATATTGATGCTACTAATTTAGAACTACCATTTACAGCGAAGGCGTTTTCTTCTGTTGGTAATATAGCCGTTGCTAGTTCTAGGTCTTCTGCTTATTTCTCTCATGAACATGTTGCTTATTTAGCAGAAGCAATAAACAATTCTGTTACTGCATTTGAAGTCACTAGTACCGAATATTTACATGGTGGAAATTATATTAGAATAGGTAATGAAAAAATGCTTATTGTATCTATTGATAGGCACTTTGGTAATTCAACAGAAATTACAGTTACTAGAGCATATGATGGAACTACTGCTATATCTCATAGTCAATTTGCCCCTATTTATACAGATAATAGGTTAAATCATAAAATGACATTATTCTATAATGCTAATTGTGAATTTTATTTAAAGAATATGACTAGAACAAATATGAATCAACCAGCCGAATATAAAATTGGTTGCGTGTTAAAGGGTAAAGATAAAAATGGAAATGTTAGTACTGTAACTATTGAAAGTAACTCACCTGTTATAACTGCTGATGAAGAATATTATGGTTCAGCGATTGAACAAACAGATGAAACTAGTTTTGTATTTGGAAAACCAGTTCATCTAACTAGTGAAGATAGAGTGAAATATCATAGAATAACTCAAGATGACGGTTATCAAGTAGATGTCGATAGGTTATATGTTAATAGTTCTACGTATAGTGGTACATCTTTAGGTGGAGGAAGTGAAACAATAAATACATCTAGTGTAAATGTGGTATTTGATAATGCTAATGAAAGTTTTTCTAGTCTTCCTACTATTGTTAGAGCAAGCGGTAGTTGGACTAGCAACTTACGATTTATTAAAGTAGTGGGTTCTACTAGTAATGACGGATTTTATCAAGTTAGACTACAATCTGGAAGCACACTGGTTTTAGACCCGAATGATTGGGTAACCTCTGGTAATTCCGCTACTAGTTTATTAATTGATGAAACTATGTCAAGTGGAAATTTGATAGTTTTTCACACTTTAAAGGGAGCAGATACAGAAGGAATAATATCTTTTATTACTCAAGGAAGAAGTAGCCTTGCTGTTGATGGTGTTAATAATTTAGATATGGCTAATAGGATGTGGAGAGGAAGAAAATTATATACACAATTTGCGACTTCAAGATTTTATTCTTCTGCTTGGGATAATTCATCACCAACTAATATATCTACTATAGAACAAAAAGAACCTATTTCTTTAGGCTATATAGAAACTATTCATGCAGATTCAGATGATGATGTCGACTATGCGTATATGGCCGCATGTAAATTAGTTAAACCAGTAAGAACAAAAACTGAAACAACTTTTTATGTGGATGATGCTAGAGATATAAGTGTAACAGATATATTGAGATTAGGTAATGAGTTAGTTTTAGTAACTGCTATTTCTGGAAATACGTTAACTGTTACTAGGGGTTATGATGCCAGTACAACTCAAACAACCAATTTACAATCAGATAATAATAACACTGATTCGGGCCAAGATTATAAAACAGCAGATACAAGTACGGACTCAGTTACTCCTAAAGAAGAATTTTATTTTGCTAGAACTCTATACAAGACTTTACCTTCTAAACTTTTTAATGGATTGAGATTGGTAAATGATAGTGGAGCAACTTTAGTAGATGTGGGTGGAGATAAACATGCTTCTTTTGGTGCGCCACTATTAGGAGAAACTTGGAAGGAGGCATCTTATCTTTTAAGGCCGTTCCATTTATCCATGAGTTATGATGCTAACGCTAAAAGAATAAACTTAATGATTGATGGAGTTAATGTTCCTACTCAACAGTTTAATGAAAAAGATTTCGTAATAAACAGTATTGTTGGGGATGGTGGTGTTGGCGACCCTTCTGCTACTATTACTACAATAGACCCACATGGTTTAACTGCTGGAGATTATGTAAGTGTAGATGGTGCTAATGATGCAGATTTAAATGGTATTTGGGTTGTTAATGAAGTATCTTTAACTGCTAATTCTTTTATTGTAGTTACAGAGGCAAGTATCAATAGTAGTATAAGTGCGGCTACTGGAGAAACTTTAACGGTAAGAGATGTAACTATTAGAACGGATAATCCTATCGTTGATTTTGCATTTGACGAGAGTGATTGTTATTTAGGTTCTAATGGTAATGATGTTTTAGAAACTAGAAGGGCTTCTCAGTTTATGGGAGAAATACATGAGTTCGCAATTACTAAAGATGTAAAAGAAAACTTCAATAGTTTAGATACATTAATTCCTAACTTTAGAAACACTTTACTTTATTTTAGATTTGAGGGGGAAAATTCATGACAAAAGGTATGGGTGACTTTACTAGTGTTTTTGCTATGCGTAAAGCATTTTCCGCAAACACTATAGCACAGGCTAATACTGATATTATAGATACTAATATTACAAATGCCAATACTTATTCTGGTAACTTTATGCAAAAAGCAATTTATAAAACTCCCTTAAATCCTTTATTAGTCAGAGGGGAAGTTCATGAAAGATTTGATGATTTTAAACTTTTATCTGCGGCTGATACTATAAATAGTTATGAAATACATAAAGCAGATAATACAACTTTAACTAATTCTAAATTTGGAATTAATAATTCTTATCATTTTCATGAAGCGCAGGGTACTACTACAGATGGTTCGGCTACGCAAACTTACTCAACAGTAAATAGAAAATACCCTAATTCAACTACCACTAGTGACCACTTATCTAATTTAGAAACTACTAGAGGTAATATTCTAAGAAGTTATGATTATCATAGTAATACTGGTCAAAGATTTATAACAGATAAAACTACATTAAGTGGAAATGAAGATGCTACTGATACCACCATTGGAGTAGCAAGCACTACTGGTATTTCCGTTAATGACATAATAGTTATTAATAATGAAGAAATGTTAGTAACTGCGGTTTCGGGTTCTTTAACAGTAATTAGAGGATTTAATAATACAGTTGCCACTTCTCATACTAGTGGAGATAAAGTTTTATTAAAGGATAATATAGATAGTTTATGGGTATTGGTTTATTCAGATAATGCTGATAATCACCATTTTGCTAAAATTACTGAAATTTTAGAATCAGAGGTATGGGGAGACACAATAGAGTTCTCCCCAAGTTTAGGAGTTGATATTCCTAAAGATACTAAATTTGCTGTCTTTGATTCTCATGATTCTAACATGCCTAAATTAGATTCGGATAATCAAACGTTAGTTGCTTGTGGTTATGGTTTATTAGGAACAACTTCTAATGTTAAACATTATCTTAATACTCATGCTTCTCGTCCTTTCTTTTATTTTTTAAATGGTAAAGATAAATTAGAACCTGCTACTAGATACGTACTTAGAAGTTCTAGTTATAATGGTTCTACCCATACTTATACTTATTCTACATTTGTAACCGACCAAGAATACGGAACAGATATTATTGATTATGGTCCTTATACTATGGAAGCAAGTATAGTAGATATGATGTATAAAGCGGATAATCCAGCCGCTATGGATTTTTTATTAATAAATGATAATAGTTTGGAATTACATAAGAACTATAGTAGTAACGCAGATAAAATAACAGTAAACGGAACCAGTGCCAGTTTTGATAATTCTCAAAATGATTTAGATGGAACTGAGGGAACTAATTGGGGATTAGCGGGTATATTAAGAGATTCCAGATTTAATATTAGTGATAGTGCTGATAGCGATAATGATGATGCTTATTGTATAGATAGCGCAACAGACGCTACTGCTACTACTATATTTTTAGATGATACTGATTTAGGAACTGATGAAAGTAGTGATACCGATAATGATTTAGAATTAAAATTTTTATCCCATGCAGTAGATTTAGACCATAATAAAATGTATTGTGCCGTTGATTCTACTAATCATTTAAAAAATGCATTTAGAATGGCTCATAGACCTAATGACGATGATAGTAATTACCACAGTTATGCAATAGGGCAAACAAGATATATGCATTATACTGATTCTCCTTTGACTAATAATATAGCACCAAACGCTATGGAGATGATTGATTACGAATCCGTTACTGCTAGTGGTGGATATGTAGATATTGTATTCGCTGATACTCAAAAGATTCTTGCTAAAAAAATAAAAGAAGGCGACCCTCTATTTATTCATGAAATAATATTTAGTGAAGAACAGGGGTTAAATAGAATTTCTGAAATTGGAACTTTTAATTATTTTATCGGCGATACAACTCTAACTGTTGATAATTTAACCGAAGGACAAGATATAAGATTTTTATTAATGAGTCCTATTCCTAATAGTAAAACAGATACAGGTTCAAGAGATGACCCTCTATATGACGGATTTACTGTAAGTGTTTCTGGAACTTTATATCATATAATTCCTGATAGTATTTCTAACCCTTCAAGTGGTTCTCAAATTATTACTCCTAGGTTATGGAGAAAGGCTACTGATACAGAATATAATACAACCACATTGGCCGCAGGTTCAGTTCCTAGTTTTAACACTAAGGGATATAGAAGAAAGTATTCTTTTAACGCAGATAATATTATGACGAACATCCCGATAGACTCAGAAATAAACGGTTATAGTTTAGATTATGATGGTAGTTCTGCCGCACCAACTAAAAGAAATTTAACTACTTTTAATAATTTATTTGAAACAAATGGTTCTTCTATTAAGGTAGGTTCTACTAATATAGAAAAACAAGAACATAGTAGAATTAATGATATTAATTTAATATTAAGAGGCGGTTCTGCTACGGGGCATAGACTACATATTGAGTATGGAGATAAACTAAATAAATTTGTTAAATTAAAAACGCATCTTAAAGATGAAAGATTTTTAGAATCTTATAATAAAACAGATTTTCTTCCTTATTCTTATGGTATGTCTAATGTATCTTTATATGGTTATCCTATTAATACAGAAAGCGTTCCTGTTAGTGGTAGTCAAAAAAGATATGATTTAAGTCAAAATGGTTTAACTACCAATAACCATGTAAGAGGTACTTTATCTTATTTAGATTATTTTAAAGGTATTTACGATATAGAGAAAAGAGTATTCTCTGGAGTTGTTGAAAGTGTTGAGCAAGTTGTAGAAGATGGAATGTTTAAATTAAAAGTTAAAGGTAGAAATGATGTTGGTAAATTATTAGGACCAATAGTAAATAAAGATTATAAATTTACTGAAGACATTGTTTATTCCACAATCGGTCCCGTTGAAAGAATGATGATGTATGGTAGTATAAATAACTCAAGTAATGGTGCAAGATATGAAATAGGTACTACTGAAATAGTTATCGCAGTTGATAGTAGTAATCAGAATGTAGCGGCTGATGAAGGTGATTTACTATTTACAACTCAAGGGGTTTTCATAGGTAGAATCTACGGTATTAGTGGTAGTACTTTTACTTTAGAAGAGGGAATACCAACCGCTTTAAAAGATGACGAAGTAATTATGATTTCTAGTCAATTTGCAAACCGTTCTGGTACTGATTTAAAATTGGATGTTGTACCTGATGATATATTAGATACTTCTGCGGCTAGTGAAACCGTAAAACAATTTGTAAGAGGTAATACGATTAGTTTTGCTAAAGCATTATCATCTAATCCATATACAACAACTAGAGTAAACTCATTAAGCGGAACTAGTGATAAAGGTATTATTTTTACAGGTGGTAATTCTTTAAGTTTAAGTAATGAATTTGCGCCTTATAATGATAGCACTACTTTAGTGGGTAGTTCAAGTAGTAATCATCCATTAGCCAAAGGATATAGTATTCATGCTCCTGATAAAATAGATTTTGATTTACCATTTTATTGTCATTTGGCAGATGAAATAACTGATAAATTTACTATTGATTTTGTTAACTTACATACGGTTAGTTCTTTAACTGATTATGAAATAGTTAATTTGACTTCTAAGGATAAAGAAACTTCAATAGAAGTTGCTCCTATTTGTCCAGTGGTTTTAGCAAGAGTGGATAATAACCCATTAGATAGTAGAGACAAATATTTAGTGAGTGTTGGTAATTTTCCAGATACTCAACCTAAAGGGTATAATGGTATATTTCAATTTGAATTAATAGGTGCGGGAACTTCTTTGGAAGATTACATAGAAGAACTAAAAGAAGGAGATTTTATATTTGATTCTAGTGGAAACTTATTTGGTAAGATTATAGACATTAGTACTGGTTCTAATGCTGGACTAGCGAATGATAGGGTTGCTTTTACTTTGGATAGACCCTTATTTAAATCAATAACAAGTAGTGAAGGTATTTACAAATACTACGGAGAGGCAAGTCCACCACAATATTATTCTGCTAGTGATTTTGATTTCGATGATGCAAGCGGGATAGATAAATTTGGAGGAACAAAGTATAAAGTTGGAGTTTTAACTGCACAGAATACCGCTTCGATGGCTTTCTTATCTTCTTTATCAGCAGGTATGAGAATACATATAGAAGGACATACATTAGGTGCTAACAATGGAGTATTTACTATTGGTCATGTATTTGAAGATGATGCGGCTGACGATGCTCATGTAATTTTCTTTAGTAGAAAATATGAGTCAACTAAATTTACTAATACTGCTAAAGGTTTATTTGAAGATAGTAGTTTAGATAATACACTTAGAATAACCGTATTAACTGATTACTTTACTCAAGGATTATATTTCTTAAACACTCAAGGATTGGGGCAAGGGGGAGTTGTCACTTTAACTAACCCTCTTTTATCTAGCCCAAATGCCGCTGATAATATTCGTAAACCTGTTAAATGGAGTGGTGGAATATATCACCATATAACTGATGAAAGTGTTAGTAAAGATAGTACGGGGCAATATTCTTATGGTTCTAATTTATTGTACTCTGATATGATAGATAGATACGGCAATACTAAATGGAGATATTTTGGATTACAAAGAGGTAAGTATCTTTCTTACATTAATAGAAGAAGAAAAGACGGACAAATTAAAGATACCTATGCAACCGATAAGGGTAGAGTAAATGGTTATGCTACTGCTTATAGAATATCAGATGCTAAATTTGGTAGAAATAAATTAATGAAATATCCTTATGGTTATCACAATAATGATTATGCTTGGGCTGTAAAAATGGTTGATGCTAGTGGGACTATAGGAATGTTATTCGATAATAAAGCCGCTAGTTTTACAGATAATACTTGCGATACAAATGATACTGCTGGAACTGGAAGTTCTTTTGGAAGTAACCCTAGAATTATACAGATGGATTCTACTAGTTTATTGAAAGTAGGAATGAGTGTTACTGGAACTGGTATTACGAATACAGCATATATAACTCAAATAGATTCTGGAACTTTATTTAGAATAGATAGGGATGTAGCAAGTGACCAAACTAATACAACTTTAACTTTCGTAGATGATAATTTAATTAAAACCCACCCCTATTTCTTAGAATACTCTTCTCCAGAATCAAGAGACTTTAGACCAGTTATGGGAAGTAACTTTGCTGATTTCAATAAACATGGAACTACAATTTATTCTCCTGATGAGACTAATTATAATTCTTTAATTTACCCTAGATTTATGCCTAGAATACATGATAACTTTAGAGGTGGTGATTGGCAAGAAGATACTGAATCACCATTAAATGATAGTGCTGGAAATGAATTAGTTTACAGAAGATGGAAAGGTGAAGCCTATGATATTGAGTGGGGTGAAGGTAGTACTGATGCGGCATATGTAGACCCTGCGGCAGATGACAGCACTACTTTTTCCGCTAGTTTAGTTAGTAGATGGGTTAAGTTATTTGGTTGGCCCGATAAGAATAACAATAGAACATTTAAATTAGCGAGTAGTTTTGCTGATGTTTCTAGTGGTAATGGTAGATTACAAATGGATGTAGATACTCCACCATTCACACAAATAGGAGTTAGTTTAAGTGGTTCTAAATTAGGTAGAGATGTAAGAGGTTCGGCTGATACCACTACGGGTGATATGGGAATTAGTGTTCTTTATCCCCCTTGGATTGGACCAAAGTTTGACGGTATTACTAGAGCAAAAGACCATTGGGAATTACCAGACCCTAAAACTCAGAGATGGTTTATGTTTTCACCTGCTGATATGTATCCTGATTCTATGGCAAGAAAGCATCATATAGGTTATTCGGGAACTGTAAATAGTGTAACGGTTAATAGGAAGTTTACAGATTATAGTTTATTATTAAAGGGAGAAAGTTCTTTTGCTAATAGTGGTACTACCCATGAATATTATGAAGGGGCTTTACAGGAAGAACAAGAAATAGATGACCAATATGAAACACTGCCGATTAGCGAATCATCAATCTCTCCATCAGAGATGAAACGATTTGGGTTAATGAGATTAGTTGATTGCACTTATGATTGGCATTTTAATTTAGTAGACCCAGAAAGAATAAGTGATATTAAAAATATGACAACTCCTAATTTTGAATATACTAGATACCAGCCGTTAGTTAGATTAAATTTGGAGATAACGGGTTATGGTACTAGTGATACCGTAGTAACTGTAGACGCTAACCCTTCTAGTTTATTAGAGATAGGCGACCAAATATTTACAGATAAGGGAAAATACATTGGTAAAGTTATAGATGAAAATACTAGTTCTAGTTCTTTTACTTTAGTGGAAGATGCAAGAAGACCTATTTTAAAAGCAGATGGAACTCCTTGTTTGTATTATGGGTTCGTATATGTTTGTGGTAAAAACACTGTTATTGCCACTCAAGATTGGTGGGATTCGTTTTATCAATTTACTACTTATGGTAGAGGTGGAGAGAATTCTTTCTTAACTCCCACAAAACAAAAAGGAACTAACATGCTACAACAAATGTGGAATGGATATGCTAATCGTAGAGAAAGTGGCAGTACAATACATTATCAAATCCCTTATGGTTTTATTGATGGTAATACTGCAAATATTCAGAATGACCCTATAACTAATATTACTGCTTGGGGTAAAAACGTTTCAGGATTAACTGACCATACTTTAACAGATAATATTACTTCTTCTACATTTTTAGAACACTTTAATGAATCATTTATGTATTTTGGTCAAAGTGCTACTGTAGGCATACAATATGTATCTCCTATAGTTGCTTTACCCCCTTGTTTTAGAACTTTTTATGCTCATAACTTTACTAGCACTAATCCAGAAAGAACGATAAACGCCATGCAATCTAAAACATATTTAGTAAATAGAAATACTGGAACAAGTAGTGATACTAATACTATAGGTAGTGAATATTCTCATGTATCTAATATTTTAGAGTTTATTCAAGAAGGAGGCAATCCATATTGGAGATGCGGAGTAGTAGCATTAGGGAGATATGACGTTGAAAACGCTACTAAAATTAAAACTCCTATAGGCTCAAGAATTAGTATGTTTCCTGATTATAGAGGGGGAGCAGTTAGAAGTTTCCCATATTCAAAACCTGCTAGATTGAGAACACCAGCGGCGGATTCGGATGAAGAATCCTTACAAACTTATGGAGATGGTTTTGGTAAAATAACTGGAACGTTTACTGTTAGTGGTTGTACTTTAACTCACAACTCTAATGCAGTTGCTTGTTCATCATCTGCGGCAATTAGGGTTGGGCATTCACTAGCATCTTATACACGTTCTGATGGTAGTAGTGGTAGTGGTATTCCAAGTGGAGCGGTTGTTAAAACTATAACAACTGGAACAGAGGGTGTTGATGTAACTGCATTTACAATGAGTAATACGGAAGGGGGAGATGTAAACTTTACAGACCCCGATGGGTCGGGAACAGAAGCAAGCGCAACTATTACCTTTGGAAACGAAGTAGATTATGCGGATGAAAAAAGTCACGAATTTACATTTATAGGCGCACAAGGAGTATTAGATAATGGTGGTTTTGGGGCTGTTGCTGGTGATTCAGTAGAGCAAGGCACTACTACAGGGGCGGCAGGTGCAACTTTTTATGTTGAATTAGAAGAGGGTAAGGCAACAAAAAATTATGTGGCTGATGGTGTATTTGGTGTATTTGTTCCTAATTTGTATTTAGGTATAAGTAGTTTAGTCGGAACAACTGCTCTTAGTAATTCTGAAACTCAAGAAGGAACTGTTAGTTTTACTTCTGTTGCTGGTGATGGTCCTAATAATATGACTAGAGAAGGTTCATTAAGAATAGAAATAGATGCAGAAGGCTCAACTAATTATAATCCGTTTTTAAATTTTGTAGATTTAACTGGTATGTATTTGGTCGCTAACTTTGGAACTCAAGTAGGTAAAAAACCAACTAGGTTAGACTTTAGGCCGTTTAAAAATGATTCTAGTGTATATGATATTAGTTGGTTTGCAGATAATAATTCTGAAGGAACTACTAATGCAATTAGTTATTTTCAAGGACAAACTAGTATGGCTGATACTATGGTTGACCCTAATCATATTATTTATGTTAAGGAACATAAAAGAAATATAACAGGTAAAGTAGTTGCTCATGAGTTATTGTTAGATAATGTCCCACTTGATAATAGCGGGGCAATAGACTTTTATGACAACTATAGAATTATGCGACCCGCTGAAACTTGTTTATGGAGAAATTCTCCTAATGAAATAGATATTAACTGTTTATCTTCAAGAACCACCAAAAGACCTGATAGTGATTTAATGTATGGTGATACCCCTAACTTATTAAGAATTAATAAAGACCAAGAATTTTTAGGTCCAGATACTAAGAATAGTAATTTTCAATTGCAAGCGCATACTGGTATCAATGAAGCAGTAATGTCAATGTATGTTGCTATTGACCCTGATGCTAGACACGCTCAATATTTACATTTAGGTTCAGATACAGATGGAGACAGTGACACCCATACACTTACAGTTGCATTAAATAGTAATCAAGTTACTGGAACAAATACCGTTTTCCAAACTGATTTAAAAGAGGGAGATGTAATACTATTAGACCATCAAAAATGTTATGTTAAGTCAATAGAGAGTAATACTAGTTTAACTATAGCGGGAAAATTTGCTAACGATGCGGCTTTATCCAGTTCTGCAAATGGCTGGTTGTTCAACAATACATATTTAGTATTAAGAGATTATATTCATTTATTTAACCCAACTGGTAATAGAAATACGTTTAAATCTGGTTCTCCTTATAATATGTTATTAACTGATGGACTCTCAAAACAAAAAATATCTATGGGAGTTGAAGCGGATTATTATGATGATAGAGCGTTATGTAAATTATTCATTGGTAAAATAGAAAATGATATGTTAGGTATAGTTTCTTTTGGAGAAACATTTACTCTTAAATCTAACAAACCAACTAAAGCAGAAACTTATTCGTCTGCCAAAATAGGTTCAACAATAGTAATAGGACAAGAAGTTGAAGATGTTATTAATAGTTTATTAAGTTCAGAGGATATACAATACGATATACAAGATGATAGGGAGTACCCATATTATATTGCTCCTAATTATCAAGGAATTGATATATTTAATGCGGCTAACTTTGCGGCTAGATATAAAGAAAAAGAAATAAGATTAGATGAAATCGGTATATCTTTAATTAAACAAACTAATACTAGAGATTACAGACCAATAGTTTTATCTTATGATAATACTAATTTAAACATCATAAGTGTAACTAGAAACAAATCAACTTTTGACCTTTATAATGAAATTATTGTCTATGGAAGTGGGGTAAAAACAATTAAGAGAAACCGCAAGAGTATAGAGAAGTTTGGTAAGAAAACTCTTGAGGATGTAAATATGGAACTTATTTCACAAGATGATGTTGATTCGAGAGCCAAGACTTTACTAAAGGCTCATTCAGAAGGAGATGATAGGTTTACAGTTAAGATGTCTAAGAATGGTATTGAATTAATTAGGTCTGGAGATATTATTACTTTGGATTTTCCAGCAGAAGGAATACAAAGTGGACAATATAAAATATATGAAATTAGAAGAGAACTGATGGGATTAGTTGAATTAGAAGTAGGAACATATCGTAAAGATTTAGCAAATAGATTTGCAGAATTGTCTATGTTAAATAAGTCAAATGCCGCTTCAATTAGGGGTTCTCAATTCACATCAACTACTGCTCCTTTGGACTTTTTCGATACAGTTAAACTGAAAGAATTAAGGCTAGTAATTAAGAAGATTAGTTTAGCGGACCCTAGCGCATTCACATTAGGATTCCAAACATTAACAGAAAGAAAATTAGATTTCGGAACAACTATGGCCCCATTAGATACAATAACAACTATAATAACAGATGAGGATTTAATATGATAACAGATACAACGAAAAGAAAAATGGCTCTATTTTTAAGAGAAATGTTTGGTTCTACCTTTGGAACAACCAAATTAGGAACTGGTGGTGGAGGAACAAACCCCACTTCTACAGATTTAGATGTTCCATTAAGTACATCAGCAACAAGTAATGCAACTTCATCGGATGATAGAGTTGTGGAAATAAAAACATCATTTAGTGGTAGTGCTTTACAAGGATATACTATTAGAGAAGTTGGATTTTTTGGTAGCCTACCGACTGATAGTGAAATGGGAGATATAGATGTAACAGCAGATTATGATATTACAACTGCTGAGAATAGAGAAACAGTTATGTTAGGTAGAATTAATTTTGATGCAATAGGAAACTTTTCAACTACTGATACTATCGAAGTGATATACACGATGGAGGTCGAATGATATGGTAGTGGTTGGTTCAGGTGTTTTAAGTTCTATGGGAACAACAGGTACAACTCAATTAACAGATAAAGTTGATTCACCACATTCGGGTTTGTTTAAAGCGTTACATGCTATGTCTCAAGGTAATTTAGCATTAGATTTTGGTGGGACTGATTCCGCAGGTAATTTTGGATTTAGCCATACTTATACTGCTCCAACTGGAGGAAGCGGATGGAGCGTTGTAGTTCAAGGTGGAGTTATTTTAAATGAAGGAAAACTAGTAACTATTGCTGATAGTTCTAGTCTAACTTTAAATCAATTAGGTTCTGG